ACATGGGCAGCGAGGGCGGCTTCGATCTGTCCAGACTTCGGAGAGTTCTGGACAATTTCAAGCATCTTTGGATCCTTGGAGGCATCAAGATGAACTTGTATGTGGGCATCATGATCCTGCCATGCAAAAGCTTTAACCGGATCAGTCTTGAGGATATTCATATTTTCCGAAACGGGATCTATCGGCTCTACGTCGCTGTCCGTCGGGACGATGTCTTCTGCCCCTTGAATCCCTAAAACGTCAAGCATCTGGCGGTGTAATTCGGATAAATTGTAAAGCTGAGGCGCAGTTGAAGCTAATTGTAAAGCTGCTTGGTATTGCATAATCCTCTGAGCCATCGTAGAGGAGTTGGGATCGCTAACGGGGATAACGTCGATTCTTCCATCAAAATCGCTTGATCTCATCACATCGCCCCCGTCTACTTCCCATTCGTAGTCGGGAGGCATGTAATCTTTCACGATGTTGGAAAGAATCTTGAACTCCTTTTTCATCGCGTAATGAATTCTTGCTTGCATTGCATTCATCACTTTCATGGATCTTTCGATAATCGCCAGCGTTGTGCCCACGGGGGCTTGCTGATTCATATCGGAAATTTTCATGTCGGTAATAGAAGCAAATCGCCTACCTTCTTCAATAATGTTCTGAAGAAGCTGAAGTAGAACATTCGAGGGCTCTTTGTACGGAAGAAACGTGATGTTATCCCTAATGGAACCACCGGGAACATCGACATCTCTAAACTCTCCAGGCATTATGGGAGAGTCATCACCCTTGATTCTTAATCCTCTGGCCTTAAGTCCACCGGGTAAGTTTGCTAACGTGCCTGCATCAACGAGCTGTCTAAGAATAGATGTTGCAGACTTGGCAATGCCGCCAATGAGATGGATTAAACCAAACCCATAAAAGCCCATCCCAGGAAGATACTCATAGTGAACAAAGTGGTTACGGCGAAGCTTTCTAGAATCACCCTCAATCCAGTTTCGTCGAATGGAAAGAATCTCGGAGTTACTAGCGTCAACAGTGATGACATAAGGGAGTGCAACTCTCGAAACGTCCTGATCGTCCATGTCGTCAAGGCTGTCGAGATCCCAGTCGATATGCATCTCGTATAGAAGATGTCTGTCATCACTCGAATAAGAAGGTGAATCCCCTGTGAGGTCGTCGTACTTTTCTTGAATATCGTCTTCTTCAAATCCATCGGAAGAAAGCTCTACATCTCTATAAAATCCAGCAGCCTGAAGCTTTCTTATCTCATTCGGAGTCTTCTTCATGACGTGCGTGACACGCTCAGCCATTTCTAAAGACGGAGATCCGTATGCAACTAAAAGATCTTCTGCGGGAATAAACATTGAACAGGGTCGGCCCATTGCCGGATCCCAATAAACCTTTCTGAAAGCAGACCCAGCAAGAGCTAAATTAAAAAGCATCTTTTCCGTTTCGGATCTGTACTCAGGCATTTCTTCAGTAATCAAGTAGTTCATATACTCCTTGACTCTGTATGCTTGCTTTTCTTTTTCATCTGTCATCTTTCCAAACATCTTCACCTTTACAGGTCCGTCATTTGGAAATATCTCAGTAATAGTTTGAGCTTGGAACCTCACAACAGCTTCTGAAAGTACGGGATGCTGAACGCCGCAAGCTCCCGGCCAAGGGGTAGATCTATCTTCGATCTTCATCCCTAGCTGCTCTAAACCCTTTATGTATGTTTCTTCCCAATCTTTCCTAGATTCTTTATCCGATCTAGCAAGAGACATGAGTTCCTTTGCTAAAGATCTCAACTCTCCATCATCCATAAACTCTGCAAGATTAGAGTCAAAATCAGGAGCTAAGCCTTCCATTGAGTCTGGATCAAAATCTATAAGCATCCCACCATCTTCAGTTTCTACAACAACTGAATCAGGGTTTTCTATCTCAATAGAAATTTCTTCCGGCTCAGAAATCTCCTGAAGCGAAAGAAGAGGTGTATTCATATTTAATGAAGGTTCTATTGCCATTTTTACCTAGTACGGTGAGTAAGCTCTTTTAGGTTCATAAACAAGATCTTCATCGCTATCAATCGGTATAAAGCCGCCTTGTCTAAATCTTAATATTGCTTGTGTTGAAGAATCAACAAGGTCGTCATGAGAAGCCGCGCCGGGAAATCCCGCAAATTGCTCAATGACTTCTTCAGCGAACCATGTGTTCGGAGCCCATATAACCCCAGAGGCGAAGAGATCAGATACTGAGTTAACTCTTGCAATCTTATCTCGACCTCTTGACGGCACATATTCACTTACTGGAATTCCCATTTGCCTAAGCTCAAATATCAATGGTGAACCTGCTGCCTTAGCTTCAACTATGCACGCATCTGGTTGCCACATTTGATAATGCTCAAAAGCAGTTTGCTTTAACTCTGGGAACTCCATCCTTTCTTGAAACGCATTTAACAAAATCAGATTTGGCTTTAGCCGACCGTCATGGTTGTCATCGCTATAGAAAACTCCCCATGTGGTACATGCAGAGTAATCTGCTCTTTCCGTTTTAAGAAACGCGGTATCCCATGACTGGATTACAAACTCGCAAGGGGGAGGTTCCGACCCTTCCCATAATCTCCACCACTCTCTTTTGACAATCGCAGACTCATCTGCCGATGGATCTTGCTGATACTGAGCAGACCACTTAGAGGCTGGCAGTTCAGATCTGACCTTCTCTAACTCTTCCTTCGACCAGAACTCCGGCCACAAAGGGTTTCCCGAGGGGAGTATGGCGGGGAACTCAATAACATTCCACTCATCAGATCCAGCTCGCTCTGCTGAGTTTTTCAATAGCTGACCAGTTAGATCCCTTTGGGACCATCTGGTTGCAACTTGAATGATCCTTCCTCCGGGCTGGAGTCTCTGGCGAGGGCCTGATGTGTACCATTCGTACACTCGATCAAAGACAGATGGATCACCCATCTGCGCTTCCTGTTCGGAATGCGGATCATCAATAATCAAAAGATCAGCACCCTTACCAGTAACTGCGCCACCAACGCCAATAGCGAAGTACTCACCTCCGTAGCTGGTCGCCCATCTTCCTGCTGCCTTAGAGTCAGACCTTAATGAAACGCCCGGAAAGATCTTCTTAAACTCCACTGTGTCGAAAAGATTTCTAACCTTTCGACCGAATCCAACAGCAAGTTCAGCGGTATGAGCAGTCTGAATAACTTTCTTTTCTGGAAAGTTTCCCAAGAACCACGCGGGTAAAAGATAAGAAGCAAACTCGGATTTGGTGTGTCTGGGTGCCATATTGATGATAAGTCTTTTATCATCGCCCATAACGACATTTTGAAATGCCTCACCCATAATCCTGTGGTGAGATCCCTCTATGAACGAAGGCCATACGATAGCCACAAAGTCCATAAAGTTTTCTCTAGCTTTCTTATACTTTTGAATCTCCTCTAGCTTGTTAACAATATCTAGAACTTCCTGCTTTTCCTCATCGCTGAGCTTATGCAGGTGAGGGAGAACAGCCGCTATCTCGGGCTGTAGTCCCTCTATCACGGTCTACGCACAGCCTTCTTCTTGGCAGCCTTCTTGGCAGCAGCCTTCTTGGCAGCAGCCTTCTTCATCATTACCCTGCCGCCAGCAGACTTCTTGGAACTTTCCTCTTGAGCTTTCCTCTGTCCTTCTTCCCATCGCTTCATAGCTGCTTCGTACTTCCGTTTTTCGCCGGGAGTCATCCGAGCGCCGCGCGTAAACCTGCGCTTGTTCGGCTTGCCAGTTCTGGCAGTAGCTTTCTTGAATCCCTCTCCAATCCGATCAAAAAATCCCTTCTTTTTTGAAGCAGCTTTCTTCGCAGGAGTATTATTTGACGGTTTCGGCTTATCATCAGCTCTATCGGTAGTAAATTTCTTTCCATTGCGTGGACCCGGCCCTGTGTAAGTAAAAGTTTTTCCGGGTCCAAGCTTTTTTCGTGCAGCAGCAAATTGTCTATCGAACTCGGCAGCAGGATCCACTTTGTTGGGAGAGGGCTTACTAGCAGCTCCATTAGCGGGAAGTCTCGGGGCAGCAGAGCCACTGCCTATGTCTGCGGCAGTCGCTTTTCTGAAGCCGCCCGTTCCCTTAGAGCCGCTAACGCGAGGAGGAAGTGCATTTCTAGGATTTCCAGGTTTTCGACTAGCCGGTCCGGTGCCTACAGCGCCCGTTCCGCGCGACCTGCCAGCAACTCCACCGGAAGAAGATCCACTAGCCGCAGCTCTTCCTTCAAGCTCCCTGCGGCGAGTTGCTGCCCTGCCGGATCTCGGGGGAGAAGAACTTTTTTCCTGCTCCTCCTGTAAGCGCTTCTTGCGCCGCTTGTTCAGTTCGCTTGCACCCTGTCCCCTAGAAGCCATGCTGATCTCCTCGTATCAAGACTTATTCCTTGATAAAAAATTGGCGCTCAACCCCCGGAAAGGCATACGGGGGGAGCGCCTTGAGGAAATAGGAGCTATCCTCCAGCTCGCACTATTTCCCATCCTTATGTTATAATATACTTGACTTTTGTCAACCCTTATAGGAAAAAATAAAATGCCTTTACAGTCCGTTAAGTTACAAGATTGCTGGGATGATATCCTACCCAAGATAGAAGAGATAATGCATGATCTTCCTTGGAAGGACTTTAGAAAGGAAGATATCTACACATCCTGCGCCAACGGAAACGCTGCGATTTTTGTAGACAGTGATGCCCCTCTAGGTGAAAGCTTCTTTATCGCCAGAATCGACGAGTATGAATCCACAAAAGAAAAGGTTCTCTTCCTTTGGATCGCGTACTCATCGGAGGGGGATGCTGCGCTCAGCTTCAGCGAAACCATATTTGAGATTGCAAGAAACGCTGGCTGCAACTCGGTCGAGTTTTCTACCGGGTCCGAGGCTGTCATGAAGCACGGAGAAAACTTCGGCTTTAACGGCGTTATATATCGGTGCAGAAAGGCCCTCTGATGCCTTCCTTCGAGGTTAGGTGGTATCAGAAGGAACCCGATTTAGTGGACTCTTGGGAGTTTCAGTACGCCCACGGGGCTGATGGGGTATGGCAGGACGTTGCGGTAGTCACTGATGCCACAGCCTGCCTAGACTGCTTCAAGGTTTTTATTGAAGCGCCTGCGGACGCAACCCATGTCAGGTCTAGGGCGATAGGCCCCGGAGGGGTATCCGACTGGTCAAATCCAGTTCTGCTATCAGAGCCGGATATTCTGCTCGCTCTGCTATCTGGCGTGTTGTTTATAGTCTTTGCTTTTGGGAGGGCTAGATGGAGAAGGTGGTTCTAGACAAGGGGAATCTAAAAAGAATCCACGTCAACCAACATATCATTCGTTCTAACCATAAAAATGGAAAGAATGAACCTGTCTATACAGTCAAGCACTGTAAAACCACATTCAAGGCATACAGCGTGAAGGTGAATGGGGACTTGGAGTTTGTCTATCGACCCGATAAGCCGTTGCCCTGCGGGGCAAAATGCTGGGGGGAGACAACTAGCGAGGTGATTCTCACTACATAAGGCATGTATCTATGAGGTGCATACCTTCTATGCGCTCCATATCCTACCTGAGATCCAACATCTACGTTGGATCTCTACGGAGCTACTAGCAGGCATAGGGCATATTCATTGAATAGCCATATGAAGAACATATACGTCTTTGAAAATGCTGTCAATGGCTATTTTGCACTAAATTTTTTGAAAATTTTTGCAAAATATTTTTGGGTATGGGACTCCAGACGTAAAACCTGAGCAATTTCATGTACTTAAAGCACATATCGCTAGTGGATTTTCAGAAAAAGGTAGTCGAATGTGCAAAACCTAGTGTATATGGGCGCATGAGTGCGGTCGCACGACTAAGGGGTTCCCCCCTTTTGTGAATCGTCGTCCCCAGATTCGGCTACACTCTCCGGTGTTACGTCGATAGGTTCTGGCAGTACCGCTGCCAATTTCTCGCGGAGCGATGCGAGTAGGTCGGACTCCGTTGTAGTTTCGCTACGGTCTTCGCGAGTCTCGAATAATTGGGACGCCTTGCCCAAAACCTCCAGAGCCCGGACGCGAACCGATGGGTTTTCCCCATACTCTGCTTCGTGTAGTAGTTTCGCCACAATCCACTCTCGCCGCTTCCCTAGGGAACGCAGTATCTCCCGCTGGTTTTTAGCCACACCCTCTTCGATCATTGTGGCTACTTGGGGGTTCTTCGCTACAGCGTGGGCTTCCCGCCACACGGTGCGCTTGTTCTCGGTAGTTGTGTCATAAACCCCACGGTATGCCTCTGCGTAGGTTTTCCCCTCCACTACGGCGTGGGCAAAATCCCTCTGCTTCCTTGTGGGCTTTCTCCCCATGTTCTTATACCCCCAAAAGTTAAAGTTTAACTATAGCTAAAAAACCACATATGGGTCAATCCACCCGAAACGTAGCCTACACAACAGAGTGTAGTGGGGAATATCCCACGGTGTGGTGTTTTCACCTTGAACGTCGTTATTGGGGCCTGTAAGGCCGTAGAAACAATTTTTCATTTTCCATGTAGGGTGGTGAGGGTTGACCCGATATCTCTATTTTGGGGTAGTTTTCCCCACACCCATTCTTCCTTCTATCTATGCAGAAATCGAAACCGCGTAGTGTGGGGATTTAACAGCGACCGTGGGTCATATTTAAAAGTTTAATTTAACTAAATTTTTATTGACTTCGGCCGATACGTCTGGCAGGATACGCAATGTGATCGGGATTTAAACGGCCCACGCCGATCGGGCCACTAGAAAGGTGTTCATCATGAGTTTCAAAACGGGAATCAATCGAGTCGTCCACACCGCTATTTCTTTCCAGAACAAGATCAGCCGAGCGACCGGCGACAAGTGGCGGGCCGACTCGAAGACTTATATCGCCATCCTCCTAAAGATCGAGGCGATGCTGGCGGACGGCGTATCGATCGCAGCTATCAAGAAGGCGCTCTACGCCGATTTCAAGCAGGCCATCATCGACAATCCCGACGCGGAGTCTGAAATCAAAGCCTTCCGCGCGGCGTTCGCCCTGTTCTTCAGGGACGAAATCTTCGGAACCGGGATGGACTGGGCGGAATACGTGGCCGGGTTCGAGACTCAGGACGCATGGCGCAAGGCTCATCGGAAGACGGGCAAGGCTCGCGCTGGCAAGGGCGAGGGCGAGGCCGAGGCCGACGCACCTAAGACCGACGCTGAACGCGTCGCCGCGATGCTCGCCATCCTCAAGGGATGCGACGATATCCCCGGCGCCGTGGCGGAGTTCATCGAGGGAGCCTCTTCGATGATCGAGGGCTAGGCCCTGCGGGGGCGAAAGCCCCCGCCCCTTCTGGGGGTTTCGATATTCAAGAACGGCTGAATATCCGAACCCGCAAGGCGGTT